CCGCTGCCTGCTGCTGTTGTGCCTGCAACTGCGCTTGTTGCTGTTGGGCTGCATACGCCGCCTGCTGTTGGGCGAGCGCGTCCTCCATCGCTTGCTGCGCCTCGGCGATACGCGCCTGTGACTGTTGCTGCTCAAGTGCCAACTGCTGACGAGCCGCCTCGTTGTCTAGGGCGGCTTGTTGTGTCATCGCGGCTAAGTTGTCCAAGTATGATAATGCACCGGCGTTGTATGGCATCTTTAATCCTTAATTGTAATAGGCGGCCCAGTTAGGCTTCGCCACATTGACGAAGAAGTCGTCTTTAATGCGTGGCTGGGTAGGGCGTTTCTCGGCCATTATAGCCTCAAGTTCCTCTTTGCTCAAAGGGTCAAGTACGAAATCTTGTCTCGTGGTTGGCGCAGTAGGCGACGGTATCTTCGGTGTAGCGATTTCCTTGGCGGGCAGACCACCTGCCCCAGCCGTAGACGGCAACTCGGCAGGCGCGGTCACACCTGTGGTCGCAGCGAGCATTCTATCGAACTCTTTACCACTGCGCTTCGCTTGGTTGTAGGGGCTTGAGGGCAGGCTCGCCCACACGTTGCCCAGCTTAGACGCTGCACCGCGTATGTCGCCCTTGAGGATAAGTGGCATGACCCCGCTGTTCACCATCAAGCCGATGGCGGCGAGGTCTTGGTTCATGGGGCTGAAGTCGTTAAGCCCGTACTGGCGCGAGATACCATCCCACGTCTTTTGGATAATCTGATACCGGCCTGCGGCGGTAGACCCCTGCGACTTGCCGGAGTTATCTTGGAAACTCCACTTCCCTGCGGCGCGAGGGTGGTCGGCGAAACTGGTAAGCTGGTTCGATACCTTACCACCATACACGGCATACGGGTTCTTCGCGTCGTATGTACCCTCGGTACGGGACAGCAGCGTCAACATCTGCTGAACGTAGGGGTCGGCTCTATAACGCTCTAGGTCTTGTCGGGTAGCCATAATAGGTATTCCAATCTGCTTGTGCTACGTTAGTGTAGAAGTCATCGTTGGGTACAGCCACTGCGCCCGCGCGTGGCTCGGTAAGAGACAGTATCTTGTCGGCCGCCTCTTGCTCTTTTACCAACTCGGCGAAGAAGTCTTGCTGTGCAACGGGTTTGGCGGGCGCAGGGATGTCGGGTGTAGCGACTGGCGTAGGCTGCGCGGAGAATACTGGCGCGGCTTGAGCGTAGCCCGTAGTGCCGCCTGTCGGCACGGTAGGCGAAGCGATTGTACCTGCCTTTGGCAACCACGACTTCTGATACGCTCGGTACGCCGTACCGTCTGGGCGCATAGCCATACCATCCTTGATGACGATGTAGTCCAAGTGTGGGCCTGTCGAGCTACCGGAGTTGCCGGTGCGCCCGATGACCTGACCCTGCTGTACACGGTCGCCGACCTTGACGTTCACATCGAACAAATGCGATTGTTGTGTTATAACACCGTCGTCGCGCTGGATTACCACTTGGTTGCCGTACCCGCGTTGGTTGCGCTTGTTCGTGCCGTCGTTCACGTTGACGACATGGATTACCCTGCCCGACATAGGCGCGAGCAGGTTCGTGCCGACAGGCGTGGCAATATCCACGCCCGCATGACTGGTGCTGGAGTGCTGTCCACCCGACGTGGCGAAGCGGGCGCGAGGCCCTACCCATGACGTGATACGGAACTTATCCGACTGAATAGGTGCGCCCAGCCCTAGACCATAATCATAAGTGTACGCTGCCATAGGCTACTCCGTCGGAGAGGTTGGGCTTAGGTACATTTGGGTCAAGGCTTCCATGATTTGCGCTTTGCGTGGGTCGCCGTCAGGCAACGCTTTCAACGTCGCTATCATGTTCTTCGCCAGTTGGCTGTCGCTATTATTGCCTGCCGTAGCCGCACGGGTTGCGGCGTTCTGCTGACTCGCGTTGGCGCGTAATAACTGCGCTTGCACGGCGAGATTTTTGTTGAACTGGGCCAACGCCGTCTCTTCGGCTTTTGCAACCCGTGCGCGTTCGTCGGCGATTTGCTTAGATATTTGCGCTTGGGCTGCGGCGTTGTTTTTCATACCGGCCTCGACCAGATTGAACGCCGCCGTGGTCGGGGAGCTTGAGCCGTTAACCACGCCATACATCGTGCCTGCGTTCGGCGTACCTTCAAAAATGTGGTTGGCCGTGGTGTACAGATTAGTACCCTCGCCAGTGGGGTGGACGTAATTGATACCACTGATTTGTAAGTCCCCACCATCTGGACCGCGCACCGGCGTAGCCGAGCCGCCGGTGTTAATGGCCTCTGTGACACGGCGTTGCTGTTCTGCGTCCAACTGGGGCAGGATTTGCGACATCTCATAGCGGTTTGCCAAGTTGTAATCGCCACCCTCCATCAGCTTGGACTGCACTGCCTGCTTCATCGCAAGGTCGAACGAGATACCACTCGCTTTGGATAAGGCATAGGCGCGGGCGCGTAGGTTAGGGTCATTCATCGCGGCGTACATATCGTTCACGTCCTGCGCCTTAGTTGCGGCGGACAGTGCGGCTTGGTTGCGGGCGTGTTGGCGGTTCATCGCAGCCAGCATAGCGTTACTTACCACAGGCACTGCGCCTGTTGCGGCGGCTGCCGCATAACGGCGACCGAAGTCTAGTGATGCGTCGCCGCCGTCCAAAGCATCAACGCCCTGCGAGGCGATGAAACGGATGTCGTTCTGTTGCGGGCGCAGCTTAGGTACATCAACACGCGGCAGAGCCTCAACCGAGAAGATGGACTGCGGAGCAGCTACCTGTTGAGGTTGGGTGACAGATACCGCCTGCTCCGCCGGCTGTGCTGCGGCTACGGGCGGGGCGACCGCCTTCGGCGGCGCGATTGGTGTGCCGACGTAGTTCGGCGGCAGTTGGTACAAAGAACCCCCGCGCAACGTGTCGCCGAATTGCATGAGTTCCGGAAGCTCGCCCTTGCGCAGCGGCGTACCTTGATAAGGTACACGATTGGGGATAAGCAGTGGTCCGCCCCCTAGCCCACTATCCTGATAAGGACCACGGTTGGGGATGAGCAACGGCCCGCCCACTCCCCCATTAGTCCGATACGGTACAGGGTCGTGGGTAAGCACCGGTCCACCCTCGCCATACAAACTTGGGTATCCTATGGTCAAATTTCCAGCCATATCAGCCCCCTATTAAAAGCCAGTAAACGTATAACCGATGTCCGTGACAGGTGCATCGGTGTAGCCCTGCGGCGTAGTGTACGAGGTCAGACCAAAATGCTGGTGCTGATACGCGGGAACACGCTGCGCGTTAGTTATCTGTGGGGCAGTCGCGGCGTAGCCACCATACAGGGCAGGCAGCGTAGGCTGTGCTTGTGATGGGACTTGAAGCCCTTTTGGTTGGGTCGCGGACAAGGTTTGTTCTTCGCCGAACACGAACTCTTTACCATTCTGTCCGGTGTTCTGATAACTGCGGAGGTTGTCCTGCATATTTGCCATAAACATCTGCGCGGCTTGGGCGTTCAACGCCTGCTGCGCGTCACGGGAATCGAACAGGTTTTGCAGTCCTTGTAGACCATAGGCGGACGCAATCGCGTTGACCTTGTACGGGTCAACGATTTGTTTGTTCTGAAACTCGTTAAACGCATTCTGCGTATTCAAGCCTTGCAGGAGGGTGTTCTGCCACGCAGGGCCAATCTGCCCCAACTGTGAAAAGAAGTTACCACCGCCGCCGAACCCAATTGACGGGGAGTTCATACCGATAAAATAGCCAGCCATTACTCATTCCTCATAAGCGTCAGGGGCGACCGCTAATGCGGGTAGCCCATAATAGGTGTACGGGTCTTCGCGGTCGGACACAAGGTCACGCACCATGTGCGCTGCTGCGTCGTATAAATCCCCGCGCGTAGGGTCAATCCCAAGCACAACGGTATCATACCATTCTTCGGCTTGGGGTTGTTCGGTTTCGGTAGGGAATAGCCCCTCCAGCGGGTCATTTGTCCACATGATTAGAACAAGTTGTCAAAGCCGCCACCGCCATCGCCCCCGCCGCAGTCGTTGGCCTTAGCCGCCGCAGGCTTACTGTTCCATGCGAACAACAAGCCGGTAATCATTGCCGCCAGTGTACCCCAGTCCGCCATAGACTCTTTCGCCGTCTTGCGCAGGCTGTCAGCCAACCATGCAGCGTTTTGTCCGTGCGAGGCCAACAGGTCTGCGCCCATCTTGAGCGAGGTCTGTGCGTCTGCGGTGTAGCTGGTGTACTGCTTGAGGCGCACGTCGATAGCCGTGGTGTCGTAAGCGCGAGCCGTGGCAGCGCGGTTCTGCCGTGTTTTTTCCATAAGCTCAAAGGTCTTCATTTTGATGTCAGTATCATATTGAAGTTTCTTCAAGCGTTCTTCCTCACGCAGCTTGTTCGTCTGCGAGATGATGGTGTTCTGCGTGGCGACGGCTAATTGCCCGCGCACGTCGCAGTTCCAGCCGGTGTTGTACCGGTTGTTCATACGACAAATCTTATCAAGCTCTTTGTGCGCCGCAGCCTCTGCGTCCGCCGTCACGCGCGTGAGGATACCATCATAGTCTGTCTGCCAACCACACGCAGACAACTGGCAAATCTCGTCAGCCTTGTCGTTGATACAGGGCTTCAACTGCTCGCCATAGGCGTACTCTACATCGCCGCGCTGCCAGTTGAGAGTGTTACGCTTATCGAGGTCGTCCATCGCTCCGTCGGCTTTATCACGCAGCTTAGGCACACGGGCGTTCTCAATGTCGGCCATCTCTTTCATCTTCGCCATCACATCGCGCCATTTACTCTCTGCGCTCTTGGCTTCTTTGAGAACCTTCTGACTGGACAGTTTGCCGATGATGTTACCAATGACGGAGGACAGCGCGAGCCATCGACCATCGTCGCGCTTGGGTGGACGTGGGTATTGGACAATATGCGGGGCGGTTACGGCGACGGAGTTCGTACCGGACGGGGCGTTTTCCTTAATCTCTACCTTGTTGTAGATTGGGGTATCCTCGCTCTTTCCGGAATCTTTGCCTCCTCCTTTACCCCCGCCTTTGTTCTTGTCGATGATAGTCATCTCGCCTCCTATGCGTGACCGCCGTCATTCTGTAAATCGTTATGGGATTTTTGCAAGTGCAGTTCCCGTATTTCAATATCCCCCTCGACCATGAATGCCCACTCTATTGCCCGCCTGCGTTTCTTCAACATTACCGGCGCAAGGTTGCGGATAGGGCGTGTGTAGATTTCTTCGCCATCGGCATACAGTCGCAGCACGACACGAGGGGACAGTTCCATCAGGTCAGCCATGTGTTCACGCGCTTCGGGATGGGTGTCGAAGAACTGCACAGGGTCAAGCCCGCAATGGGTGCGCTTCCATACGGCGAACTTAGTGCGTAGCTGCTCAAGCTGACGGTACGGGCGCGGCAGGTCGTCGCTGACAACCTTGAATACTGTTGGAAACCAATAGGCACTGTTGACCTCGATTCCTGATTTCCAGCGATAACGCATAGGTTTGTCGCCCGCTCCCCACTTATACACGCCCGCACCCATCAGCATAAGCATTCCGGTTTCAGGGTGGGCATGGGCCATCTTCACTTGCAGCGTCAGGCGGCTCAAACTTGGGTTGCGCCGCTTATCGGTAGTAGGTAATACCAACAACAGCCCTTGGCGGATTGATGCAGAATCGTACCACATAAACACCCGTTGGTCGTAGCCGGTAAGACGCATCGTGTACGGGTTATACCCCTGCCACTCGCGCTCGGTCATGTAATCCTCGGTCATCATGTTCACTGACGTGCCGGCGATACCGACAAGCCCGTTCTCGGCAGTGTAGTACACGCCACCGGCGAGCGTACACCAACCGAACGGAGACAATGCAGGATACCAATATTCAATCTCTTTGACGGTCGTCTGTGCGTCATCCCGCACGTTAATGGCGTAAGGGTAGCCTACCGTACCGACCACGTTGTCGAAGTGGGTATCGCCCTCTACGCGCGTAGTGTGCGAGGCGATGAATTGAATCTTGGATGGAAGCGTTACCCGCGTAGCAGGACGATACGCATGGGGCAGTCTGGGTTCGGATACCCAAAACTGATTATTCGTCCACACGATAGTCTGCATATTGCGCGTAAGGGCCACGCCGTCCAAGCATTTGTTCGGCGGCAGGTGGTCTTCAGTAGGAAGAACCTCGCCTAAATCTTGCGGACACTTGTCGTCGATAAACGTGTTATCAGCAATGACATCTTCATCAACATACAACCATACTGCCTGACCGTCACTGGTGGTGGCGGAGCGATACCATCTGCGTTTCACTGCGTTCTTGGGCGGCATGTTCGTATCGACCACGATTGCCCCGTCGCCGTTCTTGATGTCAACCAAGTTCGATACAGGGCTTGGTGCGCTCTCTTCGCCGCATTCGTTCACATACGTTACGCGGTAGCCTCGCATTTCGGGTGCGTCGCCCCAGTCGGAGCAGTCAGACGACTGTTCAATAGCCGCGCAGCGGTCAGCCCACTTAGACACACAGCCCCTATTAGGGGCAACGGCGACAGTAGGGGCTTCTTCAGGCGGGTCGATACCAACAAGGGTAGCCCCTGTACCGGCGCGTACCATACGTGAGGACAAGCGATGCAACTGCCCGTCGCGAACGAACAGAACCGTATCTGCCCCTGCGCTCTCGCGCGGGTCGCGTACCCAATGCACGTCTTCTGGAAACCCGACCATGTAGTCGCCGACAGGGATTACCATCCTCGCAGAAACAGGAGAACCCCGCTCGTCAACCGCGTGGGCGAGCAGGGCAGGGCTTCGGTGCGGGCGGAGCATACCGCCATACAAATCAACGTTCTCGGCAAGCTGCGCGTTCCGCGAGCCTAACGCCTGCGGTTTTACTTTTGGCAACTCGCCGCCGAAATCCAAGAACCTCATTAGAAGTATCCTAACGCTACGACCCCGCCATTATGCACAAGCTCAATTACCGCTTCAGTGGAAGAGTTCGGGTTATTCATTACCAGCAGGCCGTTGTCGGGGATTTGCTGCCGTCCGCCCAACATCGCGCCGTTCTTGCGTAGGTACACTTCGGCTTTAGCCGGCCCGCCGATATACACGCGCCCGTTTGAGTACAGCAATGAGAACGAGGCAGTCTGCCCTTGTGGACCGCGTGGCCCTACGATACTGCCGGCGTTGAGCTTGTTGCCGTCGGTCAGGGACACTTCCAAGTTGCCATCAACCACATTCATGTCGGCAATACCGACACCGGCTACGGGTTTCCACGAGCCGATACTGCGCTTCACGCCCTCGCCGTTCGTGATGTACAGCGTGAACGTGCCGGTGGCTTCGTCGCGTTCCATACTAATCGCGCCTGCGTCCTCACCTTGCGGGCCGGCAGGTCCTTGCGGACCTTGAGGGCCTGCGTCGCCCTTTTCGCCTTTCTGCCCTTGCGGCGGGGTAATTGTACCAATGGTGTGGGTCTTGCCCTTGTTATCAGTCCACTTCAGCGTGTTGGTGTCGTCTATGGTAATACCGGTAACGCTCACGCCGTCTTTGCCGTCAGCACCACGTTCGCCTTGCGGCCCGCGCTTACCTACACCTGCTTCGTCTTTACCCGAACCACAACCGCAGTCGCCACCCATATTCAGTTTGGTGCAATCCAAGCTAAGGGTGTTCGTCTCACAGTTATAGACCAATGGGTCTTCCACGTTCAGACCAATCTCACGCGCCAGTGCCTGCACATATTCCCGACCATAATCGAGATACAACACACGGGCGTTACTGCCGATACAGTCGCAGGCATTTGTGCGCTCAACCGTCAAGGTATCGCCATCACGGGCGATAACGCGCATCGTCTCACAGCATTCGTTGTCACAAGGTTTTACCACAATGAAGAAATACTGGCCCTCTGCCAAAGGCGGGAACGCATTGCCCTGATTGCGCATGAGGTGCAGCTTGGTGTCGGACGTACCCAGTGGGTGCGACGTGTAGCCATAGCCGAGCTTGTCGCACGGCAGGGTCTGCAATCGTTGCTTACAGGCGTTCATGTTCTTCCTTAATCATCTGTGTGACGAGTTCGCGCAGGATACTGCCGGTAATTTCAGTGCGTACACAGCTACCAAAGGGGAATGACTTAACCGTCGTACCGTGTTGCCCGCGCTCAACGTGCAGGGTCAACGTGCCGGTGCGTTGCAGTTTTTCGGTGTGTGTATACTTAACCACTTCGGTCATGTGGCAGGCGGAGATAATGAGGTATGCATAGTCGCCCTCTCGCATCTGGTTCAGCTTATCGGACATCCCGTGTATGTTGGATACCACCAACGAGTTCGAGGTCGATGCGAACGCGGCTGACAATCTGCTGTCAACGAAATCAACATGGGTTACTGGCATTTCTTCTCTCCATCTACCGCTGTAATTCGGCCATCTTCGCCGATTGTGATGCAGGTGCTGCATGACAAGCAATAAGTGCCGGCGGCTACGGTTGTCGGGGTTTGGCCCAGCGCACACTGCTTGGTGTACTCGCAAATCTGCGCGGGATTCCACTCAATCTCAATACAACTGTTTGGACTCCACGTCTGCGCCACAGTATTGTCCTGACCGCGCACAACGTGCAGGGTGTCGCCTTTTACGGCCATCAACTTGACGTGTTCGTACTTGCCGTTGCTACGGATAGTCGCATAGCAGTAGTCGGTATCAGGTAGGCGGAAGCGCAGGCCCTCGCCAAAACCCAAAGGAATCTCGGTCGCCTCGGCAGTCAGGCTTTGCGCCAGCTTGCCGTGACTAGACCACTTACTTACATTCAGAGCCATTATCACAACCTCCGCACTCCGCTTCGGGAGCAGTCTGTTCAAAATCAGGCGTAGCAACACAACCCTCACAATGCGGGGGTGCTTCACATGGCAACTGCGCCACCGTAACTTCTTCTGTTACCATGCGTGTCCAGCAACCGCGTTTGCGGAATAAAAGGGTAAAACACTCACAGTCATTCACAACCACGTCTGCCTCGTAATAACCGGCAGACAGTTGTCTAAATTCTTCCGACCAAACGAAACACATGTTGCCCCTGTTGTCCACACGGGTCGGGCATTCTTCTACCAATACGCGGCAGTTTCCCTGTCTGCGAACTTTCATGACGATGGCGTAGATATGCGCAGGAACTTTCGTGATGTCGCACCCGACATATTGGAACAACGAGAAGCAGCGTTCGCATTCGTCATTGCTCAAACATACTGCGTCTTTCGCGCGGACTTTCGGCGGACACTTCAGCTCGCAGGGGTTGTTGCATGGCTGGCAGGTATCGACGCAATCGAAGTCGGGCTTCGGCGCAAAGCACCCGTCATCCTCATGACAGGTAGGCTTGAAGTTGTATAGGGTCGCCACACTTACCTCACAAGAAACAACCACCGTGCATAAACATGGGCCGGTTGGTATGGTTTTGGAACTCTTCTGCGTGGGCGATATTTATGCCACGCAGAAACTCTCTGTTGTAATACTGGGCGTATGCCGCTGACTGGCTGTCGTTATCCATCGGAATCAAGTACAGGGAAGCCAACACGCCGTTCAAAATGTCGTTACGGTACTTGCCGAAGAAGTGGTGCGGAATAGCGCAGTCCTGCCCTGTCGGTGTCCATGAGTAGACCACGCAATACTTGCCGCTACGCACACTTCCGCAGCCCTCGAAATAGATGACCGGCTGTTCAAACTGAAGCTCTACCCAGTAACCGTTGCCAAAACGCTCTTCGGCTGGAGGGACGACGGCCCAGTTGCGGTCAAGCAGTGGGTGGCGGTCAGGGTCGTTCGTAGAATGCACAGACTTAATCTGAACGATAGTGCGCCCATCAGGTAGGTCTATCACATAGTCATTCGTACCACACTCTGCGTCAATGTACGCTTCATCTTTCAGCAGGTGCGTCTCACGGAAGAACCGTGATACCGCGTTGAGGATGGCGTTCTCAATAAAGCTGCTTGGCATATTTGGGAACGTTACAAGGGCTTGATTTTTAAGCCATTCAAACCAATTCATTTCCTAGCCCCAATTCTCAATTCAGGGACGCGCGTAACGGCGTAGCGGTTGCTCGCCTGCTTCGCATCCATACCCAACAACATAAACGCATTATTCCAATGGACAGCACTGCGGTCGCGCGACGGTACGCTCTCGGTGTCAACGCCCCAAGCGTAGTACAACATAAGCTCGAAAATCACTGGGCGCAACTGCGAACCCAAGTCCACGTCGCTGTCCAAGCTGTCCACCTTTGGCGGGCTGAAGCACATCAGTTCCAACGTGCCGGTCACGCCATCAGGCACAGGCGGGTCAACGTACAAGATGTTGTTGTCGTTCGGGTCGTAGCTCCAACTGTCTATCTTGTAGTCAGAGGATGAGGCTTCCGCGCGGCAGTCCTTGCACCCTATCTTACCAACGAGGTGCAGGGCGTTCTTACTGGTTTGGCGCGGAAAACTACTCACGCGGCCTTTGCTGTCTGCTTGGCCCAGCACGGACGACACGTCATGACACGATTCAGGTACGGTCTGAAGACTGCCTGCGACCAATGGCATGGACGTGCGCTTAATAAACTTCTCACGCTGGGCGTTCGCAACAATCTCCACCGCCAACCGGAAGTAGTGCAGTAAGTCATCTTCCGTCCAATGCTCGAACGGGAAATCAGGGTCTTGGTCCACCAAGTAATTACTTACTTCCTCGACCAGTGCGCGGGGAGAAATCATCACTTACCTTTCTGTGCGCTAGGCAATACCGCTCTCGACGCAGCCTGTGCCATCGGCACATGAGGCATAGCGTTCTGCGCTGCCACGTCAGCTTCACGCTGGGCAACTGCGGCTTCTGCCTGTTCTAAGGTTTCTACAATCTTGTCTGACCCATCAGGGTTCAAACCTTGGGCAACATGGAACTTCGCCCATGACGCATCTACTTCTTCCTGCGTGTACAGCGGGGTCAGTCGCTCACGCGCTTGGTCGGAGAATCGACCACTCACAACAGGCAAAGATACATAGCCGGTCTCATCGGCATAGGCAATAGGGGTATTACTTGGCATTTTTATGTCCTTGTTTGGGGTATAAACGCCTTGATTTTAACGTACTAAAAACCCCACCGCAAGGGTGGGGTTTGGTTATAGCGAATAGATAAGATTGCCGCAGTCCCACATTCGGGAAAATCCGGCGCGTTCCATGTTCTCGCGCTCGGTAAGGTTAGGGTCGAACCGGTCGCCCAACAGCTTACGCAGTTTGTGTTTTTGGCAAGCATAACGGCTAAACGCAGTGTCCCCGTTAAACCAAATATAACTAGGCTCGCTATCTTTAATTAGGGTAAACCCTAATGCCTCATACATAGCCCCATCCGACCATCGTTTGTTCGCGTAGCTGACAATAGTACCACTATGCAATCTACGGAACTCGGCCAGTAGTTTACCTGCACCACCTACAACCTGAACACCGCGCTTGCTCGCAAAGCGTAATAGCTCCCAGTCAAACTGCTTAGTGAATCGTGGTTTACCGAAAGTCATTACTGCCACCAACTCGTCCTCGCAGCGCAGGCCCAGCTTCACGGACGACACGCAGTCGCCTTGCAAGTGGTTGGCTTGCAAAAACTGACTGGTCTCGTTGCCGGTCAATATTACCAGTCTGCACTTACGCGCATAAACTCGCCTGTCGTATTTACCGAGTTTGCTGTTAATCATTGACGTAACCAGTTCGCGCTTGCGCTCCACCTCGTCATCATTGAACTGCAACAGCAGCACACCTTTTTCTTTGGCGAGTTCCAACTTATCCACATGGTAGGTCTTATGCTTACCCTTGTCCTCTGTGTGCCAGTATCTACCATTCACTTCAACGCCCACGCGCCCATCGATTAGGATGTCGATTTCTTTACCATCCAGCACGGAGCGATTGTTGCTTTCCGCCGATGGGAAAGCTCCTAACAGTTCGGCTTCAATTCCAGACCTGTGCGCTGCGGCCATGCACTTCTGACATCCCGTACCATCGTACAAGTGATTATGAGCTGATACTTCAAACGCCCCGTGTACTGGGCATTTTACCTGTATTCTATCTGCCACACGCTCAAAGCCGGTATCGATATATTCATACTTACCACCATGCACACCGTGGGCGCGTTGTTCAAAACGCTCGAAGCCTAATGGTGCTACACCTGCGCACATGGCGCAACCGCTACCACGCAAATGCGATACCGCTCGTTGCTCAAAATCCCCATGCTCTTTACAGGTAATTATTACTTTACCTAATGCACTAACGTACTCAGTGCGGTCGTAGGAATAGCGATTACCATGTACGGCCTTTGCTTCCTCAATAAACTTCGCTGTGGTTTTAGTATTATTCGCTGACCGCAGGCGCAGCCCGCATTTCTTGCAGCCCTGTCCTACCAAGTGGGAGTTCGGGGTCATGTAGAACTCTCCGTGTTCGGGGCATATGATGGTTACTTTAGTGCCAGTATTTTTATATTCCACGAGGGAATAATCATATTTGTCGCCGTGTACTGTTTTTGCTTTGTCAATAAATTCGGCGGTTGTCATTTTCTTAGGCATATCCACTCCGTATAAAAGTATATGGTTTCATACTATACACGAAGAATAACCCCACCGCAAGGGTGGGGTTTGGCTACGACCTACTCGGTTACATACATTCGGGTTCTGGGTAAGTGCTTTCGCAAGCAGGCTCGCCACAAGTGCAACCACGAACATCGAGGAAGTCAACCACTTCAACAAACGCAGAAATACACGCAGCGTCGATACCACTGCCGTCAACGACCGTCATACGGATAGAACCATTGCTGCCCAAGTACGCGCCCAAGCTGGTAATCGCAGTAGCTGCGTGGTCTTTCTTGGTAACTTTACCATCGCCATCAGAATCTTTTTTGGTGGTGTTCTTGGAGGCCACGGCTTTGCCGAACTCCAATACTGTGCGGCCGATTACTGACAGGTCGATTTCTTCCGTTTCGTCAACCAAGGTTTCGCCATCGTACAGACCGAACTTCACTTTACCGGCAGTGGTAATCGCGCCTTTTTCATCACGCGCGCCTGCTTGTTTTTTGTTGTGAACAACCAGCGCGTCAACGCGGCTATCAGCAGACAACAAGTGGGTGTGTACGATGTCGCCAGTGGCGAAATGGCCTTCCATCTCGCGGAAGCGGGTCCACTCGCCGGACGCGCCGTCATACTCGAACGGCACAACGAAGTGGCGGTTTGTCAAGTGACCGGCGTAGCGTACCAATGGGTTGCTGTTGTCGGCAATACGGGAATGACGATAGCCAACATGACGGGCATCGCCACCCAAGAATAACTTGAATACTGTCATGTCAATGCTCCTTATGCAGCGAAGTCAAGGGTTGCGTACAGGGTAGTGATGGCTTCAGGATATAAGACCTTAAAGTCATATACTTGCAGTGTGCGCCAGAACTGACCGAAGTGGTTGGCAACTTTTTCGATATGTTCGTTTTCGGTAACTTGCATTACGAAACCGGTTGCGTCTTTGCGGCCTGCGAAAATGGTGTAAGCGATACGACCACCCTCGTTGCGTTGCGGCATATTGTTCGAGAAGATAATCTCGAAGCCCAACACGTTAGGGATTTTAGTACCCAAGATGATGGACTGTGAAGTACCGGCAGCGCAGGCGTTAGTCAGGATTGGGTTTGCGAAGAACAAGTCCATTGCTTCGACTGGCAACACAACATACAGACCATTGGTGTCCACGTTTTGCTCAGACAGTACGGTACGCATTTGAGACAGGTAGCGAACGATGTTGTCTTTAGTCAGAACAACAGGCGCACCAGCCGCACCAAAATCGAACGCATGAGAGCGGCGACCGGCTTTGCGACCACGGTTGCAAGCGGCAGCGGCCAAAGGTACTTCGGTCAACACTTCAGTGTCGATGCGTTCAGCCAGTTTTTGGGTCACGTCGGCTTGGTATTCTTTCAGCAACGCGGGCAGTTCGTCGATAGAACGTGAATCCAGTTTGTCCAACTTTATGTTGGTGTACAACGCACGGTTCACGTTCATTGTGATAATGCTGGTGTCGAAGTTTGAAACTTCCAACTCCATGTTTTTGATGTACTCAAAGACTTCGGCTTCAGGAGCGCGGCGGAAGATAACTTCGTCTCCCTTATTGCGGATTTCTTTTGGCACAATATCTTGGCTGGTAATCAAACCGCTCACAGTCATGCGATTGAAGCGTTTTAAAAAGCCGGCCGCATATACTGGTTTAGTCAGCGCAGACACCAACTGTGGGTAGCCACTCGCCGCTGCCAGCAAAGGTTTGCTCTGTACAGGCATAATTTTACCTCATGTTAAAAGAGAGTTAGTCCATTACCGCTACACCGTTGAGTAGCGCAGTATTCCAAGCGTCTTCGTATTTAGCGAATTGCTCAGGAGACATTTTGCCATTGGAGAAGTCTTGCAGGGCGCGGTTATACGTTGACAATTTCATGCCACGTTTTCCTTTAGGCTGGGCGGCGGTAGCCTGTTGGGAATAGTTAATTGCATTGCTTCGGCCCGGGGCTGTAAGCTGCTGTTGTGATACGGGTTGTGCAGGTTTGAATCCCGACAATAAATCTACAACGGCATCTACGTTGCCTACGGCTTCTGCATTCTGTACCAAAGCCGCGCGGGTCAAGCCGCCAGTATTCGGTACAACTGCATTGTAATACTGTGCATATTCAGCAGTGTTAACGGCATCACGCAACCACGGTAATTTCGCTGCGATAGCTTGATTGTACTGCTGACGTGCGTTGATGGCACGGAGTTCTTCTTGCTGTTGCACTTGCGCTTGAAGTGGTTGAACAGTCTCGTCGAATTGGCGAGCCAATGGGTTCAAGCGTTCGGCTTCAAGGCGTTTGGCAATCTCGACGGCTTTACGCGCGGCAATCGCCTCGATAACAGGAAGTGAACCCGCATACGCATCTAGCTGCTCTTTGGACAGTTCGGGTACTTCGATACCCTCGTACCACGGTTTTGCTTCCGTCTCGGTGGGCTTCTGCTCATAAGCGCGAAGTTTTGCTTCCAACTCGGCTACGCGGTCCTCATTCGATTTCTGCGAAGCAGCAAACTGTTGCTGTAACAGTGCTTGGTTTTGTTGGAGCAGAGCCGCGATTTCCGGAGTGATGGTCGGTTGCTGGCGCGGAGCTTCGGGTTGCTGTGGCTGGTGTGCCGCAGTATCTGCATCAATATTACCACTATCGGCAACGTAGTCACTTATATCGTCATAGATTTCATCGTCTGCGGGCAGGATTTGCTCCTGCACAGGCGCAGGCTGTTGCTCTTGCGCAACGCTTGGCGCAGGATTTTGCTCTACCACTGGGGCGGCTGTGGGGTTGATACCGGCGGAAGTCAACGCTTCTTCGATACCAAAGAATGAATCGGTAGGCATAGGTTATTTGTCTCCAGTTTCTAAAAGGTCAATGACTTTCTTCAACATGACAACCTGCCCCCGCTGGTGGTCGGACGCTGTGCGTGTCTCATACAACTCACGCTCTCTTACCAACTCTTGTTCAAGCAAGGTAATCAGAGCCTCGAAGTCGCGGTTGGAACGCAGGCGAGACAACCCATCACGAGCGGCAGCTTGTTCATCTGAAGCAACAAGGTCAAGTCGGGTACGATGATTCATATCATTTCTCGCAAGACGAAATGCGGTCAATGTACAGGGACGCTGTATCACTTACCACACCGTCAGGGTAAATACGGTAATAACCCGCCATGTCAATCATGACTGGGTTATGGTTCAAGTCGAGTGTGACGACCTTGCCGCAGGGAGAGAAAGGAATATCCTTTGAGTCTTCCATAGCGCATTCGCTGTCAATAACGCGGTGAACGATGAATTTATCGCCCTCTTGCAAGTCAACACCGGAGACCACCACGGCACGGCATGGGGTCACTAAAATAGCTTCAGGCTTCTTCATTCTAATTCCACCTTACCCGTGAACAGGGTTTCCAAAATGTCCTTAACTGCGGCAACACGCATACGGTTTTCTTCGGAAGCAGTCTCGGTCTCGTTGACAACACGGCTGTCATCCAGCACTTTCAACAAGATTTCTTTAATCGGCGCAGCATACGCCGAACGCTGAAAGCCCATCAAGGTACTGGCTTCCTTGCGACTCAACTGAATCGCGCGACCGGTACTTTCGGGCAGGTTAAGACGGTTCGCACTCATGCTACACCTTACGCAAATAAATGGCGGCGAAGCTGTCAGTGACAGGTTCTACCATCAAGGTTAAGTCAATCACGTCGCCTATCTCTAGCGACGCAGCCTCTTGTTTGCACACAGTTATATCATATGTGCCTGCCGGTAGCAAGTGAGAAGCCCCGCAGCCCAATGGGAACGGATACTTAAATTCACTCACATCACAACCACTAGGACATTCTACCACGCGCTCGGCTTTAAGCTGTACACAGGGCATACCCGCGTTCGACGTTGTCGTGTGCAGCATAAACGGTGTAGCCACAGGGCCAACACGCACCGGCATGGACTCCTCGATATGGGGGTACAACTTAGTGGAAGAACCAACCTCAATCGGTCGGCCCTCCGCCACCATAGTGATAACGGTCGAATCACATTTAGATGTAAGCATAATTAACCTCCGTTAGCAGCAGCGATAGCCGCTTCAGCATTAGGGCTGCGCCCCTGTAAATCAGGAACGCCACTGGCAGGGTCTTGCGGCATAGGCTGACCTGTAATCTCGCCGAACGCTTCTTCACGGTCGAAGTCGGGGAAGATACCATCTGTGGACAAGCCCTTATTCTTGAACATGGTGTACAAGATACGTTGCACCGCCGTAATCGGAACGACCGGCTGTTGGGTAGCTGGGTCAACCACACCGACCATACTGGAGATGGATTGCAACGCCCACTCAAGGTCGCCGTTCTTACCCTCTTGCTCCATCAGCCCCGACACGCCACGGGCGAACACGCGGATGTCGCCACGGATGTCTGGGTCGTTACTAGTACGAATCTCATAGTTGATGAACTCTTGTACCACAGGCTCAATCAGCCCCGACTCAATCATACGCAGTGCCTGCTTAATGGCCTTGGTGGACTGGTTCAAAATGATGGACACGCCACCTGCGGTACGCCCCAGCGTACCCAAACCTTGCGGCGAGCCGAACGCTACACGGGGGATACCAATCAGCTCGTAGCCGTAACCCATGAACTTATCGAACAAGGCGACAAGCTCGTTGGACAACGACGGTACGGTGTAGAACCGGTAGGCTGGTGCGCCGTTGCCGAAGTTGTCTTCCTCTACCACGCGGATGGTGTGAGGAATAATTGCGTTCGGTGCGTGGCCGTCCTTGACCGCGCCCTTGCGCACCTCACCGATAGGTCCGCTTGAGTATTGCATATTGCGTACCAAGGCACGGACGGAGGCCGTACACACACGCTGCGTATCGCGCAGCTTCATCGCCGGGGACGCGCCCCAAAACGAACTCGGCACTTTCTCGAAGCAGGCTTTGTAGAACGGGCGGCGACCCAGCGGGTCAGGGTTCAACAGACACTTAATCACACGCCCGCCGACGACCCATACCTCTGCCTCGGATGCACCGTGCATCTCCTCTTCCGCGAACTCAATACCATACTCGGCGAGCAGGTCGTTGCGGATTCTTCCGTAGTACCCCAAAGCGTCGAAAGCGTCCATGTCGGTCTTGTCCACACCGATGGTGTCGGATATGTCGTCGTCATCCACAGAACCATACGGTAGGGGTGCGCCGTTCGGGTTCGCCTCGAACACTTCGGCAATCACGTCCTCGTCATAACCGGAAGCACTACCCAACTGGAGCAACTCGTTGCGTGTCAGGCGACGGCGTTCAATGACATAATCCGCCGTCTGAATGTCGGTTGCATACGGGGCGGGGAAGAAGTCGAAAGGGGAAATGTTCTCGACCTGACGCACGGTCTCGGTTGTGGGCGACACGGTTGTACCATCCCAACGCATGACGGTTCGTGTATTTACCGCAGGGGCTTTCATAATTGCCGCAGGATAAATGCAGAAGTGGTCGATGAAGTCAATAAACTGCGCCTCCCAGTCTGCGTCATACAGCCTGTCGGCAATGATGGTGCGCAGTCGGTCTGCCGCCACGCTTGCCTTGCGGTTCTCTTCAAGCTGCACTGCCGCCCGCATCTCGCTCACTTGGGCGCGTACCGCGTTCACGTCGCCGCCGTTGATGGCGATAAACACCTCAAGCTCGCGCTCGATTTTCTCAAGCAGTTGTGCCTCCACGTCTTCAGGAAGCTCTACCACCGGTGTAGCGTTAATGGTATACGGCTGGGCTGTCGAACCGACGAAGATGTCGCGTATCAGACCAACAATATTCTTCACGATTGGGGAACTAATATCCATAACGATGTCAGGCCCGTCCCCAGCGGGCGCAGATAATGGCTGCCCGTTCATCAATTTGAGGCAGTCCATCATATCGTTATAGTGGGGCATCTTGGCTTCACGAGCCTTACGGAAGCGTGAAACGACCATATCGCCCAGCGTGTCAATAAGGCTCTCGTCCATACTCAGCCTCGTGCAGTGCCGTTGGACGCACAACCGGTGCGTTTGCCGTTGCAACGTGCGTTCTTGGTAGTCATGACGACCTCCTTGGTTGGGGTTAATCAAACAGTTAGAACCCCATGATACCAAAAAAGAACCCGACTGTGGAAGTCGGGCGGAGCACTGATTTCAAAGAGTGGATGAGTGCGTAGTATACCAAAAAAGAAGCCCACCGTACAAGGGTGGGCAAAAGCCGTAGGTTCGGAGATTAGTCCATCGAGGGAAAAAATGAGCGGAAATCAGAAATCACAATATGTGATGGTGCAACTATGCCATACTGTTACCATCGTTGTCAACACCACTCTATCTCTGTCTCGTACTGCGTCGCGTCGTCGTCGCCGGTGGACATGACTAATAGTAACCCCATCGCAATGTACTGGAGCGAGTCGCAGTTATGTACCAACACGCCGTTGGCGTAATACTCATTGTCCGTTTCCACTGTCAGGTTGTACACCCTTTCGCGCGAGGCGTTTCCGCGCTGAATAAACACCGGCACATTTTGGGTTGCAGAACCTTGTCTTGGAGTATTTATTTGCCATGAACTCTGCTCCGCATTCTTCGCAGATTCGCTGCACGTCATCCACCCCGCTGGCCTTTCTCGCCATGCCTTGACAGGACATACTACAAAATCCTTTCTTTCGCTTGGAGGCGACACCAATAAAGGTCTTACCACACCAAGAGCATACTTGCTCTGTACCATGTGACTCTTTAGTCTGTGCAATCTGCTTGGCGTGTTCCTTGTGCCAAGCTCGCCCCTCTTCAGATTTATGCCATTCTTTTGCAGCTTCAATACCGGCCGCGTGGAATTTGGCTCTGAACTCTGCGTTCTCCGCCAGCCGTTTCTTGGCATGATATGCAGCGTGTTCGACGGTTTCGACCAATTCCAAGTTGTCGAGGGCATTGTTGCCCGCGTCGTGGTCCTTGTGGTGTATTTGGTAGCCGTCAGGGATTGGGCCGTTGGCGCGTTCCCATACATACCGGTGTGCTGATACAGACGTTCCTTTTCTGTATGGCGGCATTTTATCGTTACCGACTTTCCACCAGTAATACTTGTTGCCTGTGTACCGTGTGAACCGTAGTCCATCAATGAATTGTACATCTTCAACTGTGTTGTTGCTTCGCATTTTACTGTCTCCGCTTGATTGGATACGTTGCAATATACAGTATTACCCACCAAGCGGTCAATAGCATGGAACGCACCATTTGCGAACACGGGGTGGTTAGGTGTCGCCGTCAGTTTGATACCACCGATGTCGTACTCGAACACCTCTGCACTTGGGTTCGTCATAGCAGCCGCCAGCACCTTGCGCACACCGTTGCGCGTTAACACTTCGTCGCCTACGCGGATATGCTGAATCGGCACACTACCATTAGGTGTTGCAATCATAGTGTCGGCAGCGAGGCACAGGTCACTAACCCAGCCGACGTGGGACTTGGTAGGCGTGTCGGC